CTTCTGCAATCATCTTGCTAAATATTTCGTCAACTCTGCAAGCATACGTCCCCAATGCATCCGGGTCATATACGTCTAACCCATCGTAGGCGTTATCTAATTCCGTTACAGCCTCTTTGATTCGGTCTAGCGGAATAACTTCTGCGGTTGGCATACCCTCTACGATTTCATCTGCCGTTATAAAATTGCATTTTGTTTTGCGTTGGATTCTACCACGCAATCCTTTATCTGCGTCAATGTATCTACTCATCTTATCCCTCCACCTTCTTGATCTGCTCATCCAACCAGTCAACAACGTCTCTGTATGGGACCGTCTCCCACTCATCCTCATCGTTCCGGTGAGCGAATACGCTGTCTCCTTCCTGAATCTTACTTACGACTGCATGTCTGCAAGCCATCAACATCATTAGTTTATTATTTGCCATATCTCCACTTCTCCCTTCTCTGTATGTGCTTAGGAACAAATACCGGATTCGGATTTGCTGGTGGCTTAGGGTCTCCACAGTACTCCTCCAGCATCTCTTCACTTACCGGAAGCGGCTCGCCGAACAGAATCCGTTCAAGCATCCTATCAGTCGCTTCAACAAGTTTGTAATATATTCGTTTCACTTCTTCATCTGTCGCGTTGATTTTACGTCCATCTATCTCTGCAAGCTCAGCCAGCGTGTGGAACTCGCCAGTCCGCAAATCCTTGACCTCTATGGCTTGAAAAACTTTTTCGCGCATTTCTTCGATGGTCGGCTCTTCCAAACGTCCCATGTTATTCTCCTCCAAAATCAGGGCTGTTACTTCTAAAGGCGTGCAAGAATTGGAAAACTAGAGATTTTTTTACAAACATAATTCAATAAAAGGTTAACAGTTACTGAAGTCACTTAGCTTGCCACAGCACCCTGGTAATTACATGTTAATAATTGCAATAATCGTCGCTATCACCGCCGCCGGAATGCTTATGATGAACAGAACATACACCACCATACATCTGACCGGAACATTCTTCTCATCCTTCATTTCCAGTAGCTCTTCGCTAGTGAGCGTGTCTGCCATGAACTTAAACAGCACTCTCAGGAACGCCACGATTATCCAAGCAATCACGATTGTCTTCATTTCTTTCTCCTCTTCTTTCTCCGGTACATATTGACCAGATTCATGTAATTAACTCCGATTACGATTCCAACCACCAGCGCTATCTTGTTGACCGGATCTAAGCTAATCATCCGAGCAACATCGACAGACATACCAGAATCGATAGCACAGTCAATATCGCTGTATAGATTGCCCATAAGACAAACAGCACATGTTGCAGCTTCCATCGTCTTGGAAGCGATAATGTGACCACATCCAATAAGGCCCATAAATAAACCACCCACATTCATTTCCTCCTTCCTACAGAGTTCTGATGCTCTTAACGTGTCCCTTGCGGAACGATACGATTGTCGAACCGTGCGTCTCGAACTTTTTCTCCAAGTAGTACATCTGTGAATGGATGTACAATGGAGCTTCGAACTTCCTGTTCCATCTAAGCGTGCCTTGGTACACATCGCCATCAGTGAACTCAATCTCGACTTCCTTACCAAGCAACTCATCCAGTCGCTTATCATGTCTGTTAATTCTCATGTTCCCTCCCTATCTACATATCAACCAAACGATTGCACATATAATCATGCTCACCACGAATCCGACAAATACACCCACCATGTAAGCTGTTAAGATGTCATCAATCATAGTTACCACCTCACTATCAACTGAACCGCGATGATTGCGGCTACAACCACCGCGGTCATGAATTTTATCTCTAAATCCTCCTTCATGATTCCTCCAACGATTTACAACTCAAGCAGCGGACAGCTCTGGCACGGACTGTCATCTTCCAAGAGCCATCCGTCATCCTTGCCCTTCGGAGGCTTCATTCTCGGATACCGGCAGTACTGGTCGCACATCTGCTCCTTCAGCTTCTCCCTCTGCTCCTTCTTGCTTAGATTCTTCTTTTGGCTCACTCTTCACAGCCCCTTTCTTCAATGCCAGTATCAAGGCATCCTCCCCAATGTCATTGTCCTTTTCGTGCTTCTTCTGGCACTTCTTGACCTGAGCATCGTAGTCATAGCCGATGGCCAAGGATATCTTCTCGGCCATGTCCCAGAACTTGTTCCGGTAGTAGACTTGCCACTGGATATCATCCTTTTTGACTTCATCTAGTCCCTTCACATAATCCCGGAGCATCGCCACGATCAGAGTCAGGTCTCCATATGACAGCCGGATGTTCTCAATCTCCTTCAAGCTTACGTGCGGATGAATCGCACCCTTGACCTCGACTTCCTTGTCCTTCTCCGGCATCTGCTCAATCATGTCGAATAAGCTAATCTGATACGGTATATCCATTAGAGCTCACCTCGCTTATCCATCCGATGAGTAGCGATGTAAGATGTCACTATTCCGTCCAGAGTGTTCAGCTGACGCTGCAATCCGTCGAATGTAATGCCAGCATCCCACTCCTTCTTATTCGCAAACTCCTCTTTAATTGCACCAGCGACTATTGCAGCCGACTGTATCGCATCCTTCAGTTCGAATAGCTTACTCTCGTCCATGATTACCTCCTAAAACTTCATCCGCTCCAACTTATCCCGCTTCTGGGAGTCGGATGTCCTCGTGTATAGCCTCGTTGTGTCCAGACTGTTGTGACCTAAGATATCAGCCAGCTCTGTGATGTTGTCCGAATAGGTTTCAAGGAATACCTGTGCGAACAGGTGCCGGAATGAATGCGCGTGCACCTTGCTCTTCTTGACCCTTGCATGACCAGCTACGGCCTTCATCTGTCGCCAGATAGTCGATGTGTTGACCATCTTGCCCTTCACCTCCGGGCTAGGGAACAGATACCCATGCCGGATGCCATTCTCCCGGCAGTATTTCCGCAGCTCTCTCATGAGATCCTGTCGGACGATGATGGTTCGTTCCTTGCCCTTGTTGAATACGCTGATATAGTTGCTCTTGAGATTCTCGACCTGGAAGTATTGGAGCTCTGATACTCTGATTCCGGTCATCGCTAGAATCTTCATGATGTAGTACAGCTGGACTTTGTTCTCTCTCTTGGCGAACCGGAGAAGGCGCTTGTAGTCGGATACGGATAGCACCTCCTCGTTGCTCTGTTTGGCTTGCATCTTAATCTTCTTGAGAGTCAGCTCTGGATGTCCGAGCCACTTCAAAAACTTGTTTACCGTCACAATCCACACATTGATTGAATTGGTGGAACCGGCTATCTCTCCAAGATGCTGCTTGTATCGAAGCATCGTGTCCTTCGTGATTTCTTCCCCATCTGGAAGCCACTCGATGAACTTCAATGTGTTCGCCCGGTACTGGTTAAGGGTTGACTGCTCATATTCTTGATACTTCTGTTCGAGAATCCACTCATCAAGCTTCGGCATCAACTCCTCTTTCTTCACGTCCTCACCTCCCTAGTTCGTTCTCGCCTACGTCCTTCGCAATATCCAATGAAGTACGCTTTGTCGGCTTCGTTCCTCAGCTTATCCATTGCCGCCCTGAAACTCTTCTCTGCTGCCTTCTTGCCATCTTCTCTTCCGGAGTCATATCCGGCGATGTAAGCCAGTGCTCCGGCTACAATCACGCCGATGACAATCAGACCAAATTCCACAATATCCATCAGCTCTGTTGTCCTCCCTTATAGTCTTCCGATTTCCATCAAGTGCTTCGGGCATCTGTCTGGCTTACATGGAAGCCACTCCTCAACAATCGAACCATCGTCACCGCAGTTGCACATGTTCGTGTCCGGGTCGTCATGTTCGCCCTGGTACGGTACCGCTCCGATAAAGTACGGACAGTTCATTCTGTATTCCTTGCGATAGTGGTCATTCATCCTGTGCCATGATGCCCAGCTTATCGGTGCTCTGCAATGTGGGCACTTGTCACAATCAAGATGCTTTGACTCATCCAATGCCTCGCCGCACTCCGGGCAATATGGGTCATCACAGATACCTCTAAGGTCTACCGGCTTCGCCTTCGCTGGCTCTCGCGAGCCGTTGCATCTTGCCCCGCAGCCTCTAATCGAACAGAGTCGGCAACAGATATGAGGGCAAGTCATGTCATCGAATGTATCAGCTACCTCCCAAATGTTTTGCTTGTTGCAGCTGTGCCCTGAGTGCTGACAGATGAGCTTCGCGTCTGCCGTTAGCTTTTCATATTTCATTGTCGGAGCTGTCTGCGGCTCTACCTTTTTCGTTGGATCAGGCAAGAAGTCGAATATGCTCATCTGTCCTTCCATAACTACCTCCCGAAGTAATGGTCTCCGTGGATGTACATTGGTATGCAGTATTCGTTGTATCTGCCTTCAGTGAAGAAGAGCACCTCTGAGTCCGTCCGGCTCTCCAGCTCCATCCTCACCGCTTGGTAAGTCTCCTCACTTGGGCTCCATACCTTATCCATCCGACCGTCTTCCCATGAACTAAATTGCCACGGCTGGGTGATGACCGATGTGATGTCGTCCGGGAAGCGGTCTGAATCAACTCGATTCAGAACCACATCCACTACCAGGCGCTTACCCATCAGGTCTTGATTGCCAGCCTCAGCCTCTACGCATATAGCCAATAGGTCGAGTGAATCGTAATACTCAATCTCGGCTATATCCTCCGGCGTCAGTTCCCATCTGTCCTGAACAGAGAGCCCGGTGCCAACATCAACGATGACCGGCGATGCCGTGTAGATTTCTCCCACGATTCGAAGCTCCTCTGTTGGCTCTTCCGGCTCAGTTACGTGACGTCTAGCGTCGAACATAAGGAGCACCAGAAGCGCTATGCAGATGAGGATGAAGATAATGTCGAAAAAATCGATATTTCTGTTTTTTTTCATCTTTTACCCCTTAATATGCACATTATTGCGATTTTCCCTGATTTCGAGCTTGATATCTAAATCCTCATGCAGCTGTTCAATCAGGTCGTGCCAGTTCACATAAGCACCTTTCAAGCACTCGGTCTTCAGATTGAATCTGTCCATGAACCGATTGCACTGCTCCGTATCGAAGTCGAACTCATCCGTTAGGACTGTCAGTGCCATGATCCGAATCGCATCGAAGGTATTAGCCTTGACGTTGTTGCAAAACTGGTCTGCCTCTTTCTCTCTAACCCCAACAGGCAAGTCGGTAATGGACCGTATCTCGCATTCGCGCTTCAACGCTTCCACGCCGCCGTCTTCTGCAACTCGAAGAGCCCACTGCATTCCATCTCTTCGCGCTTGCTCTTCTTTACTCAGTCGTCCCATTGCTAATATCTCCTATAATGTCGTTAAGCTTGTTGATTGCTTCCCTGTGCAGCTGGTACACTCGGTCAACGGAGTAGTCCAGCCTTCGTGCCACCTGTTCCCAGGATGGTCTGTCAGCGTTCAGATAGTACTCATAGAGCACCATCCGGTGGCTGGAACTGTCTAGCATTCCGATGTACTTCACTGCGTTGTTGTACCGGTTCACCAGAGCTTCCAGCTTCGTCTTCATGGAGCTCTCAATCTCATCGATTCGAGCTTCAATCTTGAGCATCTGGTCATCCGGGCTTGTCTGGACATTCGGCTTGTCGTACCGAATCGCCCCTGGAAGGAGTGACATCCGAAGTTCTGTGATACGTTCCTCGTATTGTCGAATCTCTAGCCGCTCATTCCGTATCTCTTGCAGATATGTCTTCACCTCCATGTGCGCCTCCTAATCTTTTGGCGCCATAGATGCCAGCTCTTCTGCCAAGGAACGAACTGCATCCGCTTTCTTCGGTGGACGTCCTCTTCTTGGCTTCGGCTTCTCCGGTATCTGCATCTGCTTTTCCAGCAGCTCTGCCTTGCGTCCCGGACTTGGAAGCGGCTTCTTCGCATCCACCGAATCAAGAACCTCTTGTTCGAATTTCTTGGACAGCTTCTCGTACTTCTCACTCAGCTCCTTGTTCTCAGCCTTGAGCTTCTCGTTCTGCGTCCGAACTGCTTCAAGCTCTAGTGAGCAATCGACTCTGGATGCGAATGACTGTGCTTCATCGACCTTCTTTTCGAGCGCCACAATCTCTTCCTTCGCTTCATCGAGCTGATTCTCATAATCGAGCTTCATGCTGTTAATCAATGAATCGTAGGACTCGGCCAGCATGTCAATCAGTTCAATGCCAAACTCGACGACTTCTTCGCCGTGCTTTCTGGCAGTGTTCAAAACCCTTGTAGCTTCGCTTGCTTTCATTTACTCCTCCTTCTGCATTCCTCTAGGATTGCCATTGCAATCTGAACTTCCAGCTTCGTCTTACATAGGTCGTTCAGCTTGGTTGTAAGTTCGGGCCAGTAATCAGGATCAGACGAATCCGTCCCTCCACCGTACTGCTTCCAAATTCCCCATACCTCGGAGCAGAATGCCCTATCGTGGTCTAGCTGCTGCTTGGTTAAGTTCATTGTTCCCTCCCTATTTCTTGAATGGGTCGTCATCGAATGGCGTCTTCTCGTCCTTCTTCACGTCTTTGAATCCATCGTCCTCAATGAATGTCATGTGCGCTCCGTCGAATTCGAATGCTCCTTCGCCTAACGTTCCATTTCTACACTTGTCAACCTTCCAACCTCTATGTTTCTCATCAGACATCAGCCACAACATGATGATGCAGCTGGCGTCCTGTTCAATTGATCCGGACTCTCTTAGCTCTGCCATGGTTGGCTCCACGCCCGGCTTCACTTGTCGATTCAACTGCGACAGTGCAATGATGTGGATGTTCATCTCCATTGCCAGCGCCTTCAGCTCTCTTGATACCTGGGAGACTTCCGCCTCTCGGTTGCCCTTGTACCTATCCGCCGCTCGTAGGAGCTGGAGATAATCAATTACTAAGATGTCGTAATCCATGTGACGAATCTCTCGCCGGATGTCTCCAACGCTCTTGGCTCCTGATGTGACATATAGGTTCCGGTACTTGCTGAGGCTCTTGTTCGCCTTTTCAAAATTTGCCGCTTCATCATTCAGTGGAGCGGTAGCTTTTCTGATACGCTGTAATTGGATGCCGGACTCGGCTGCAATCAGTCGCTCATACAGCTGTTGATTCTTCATCTCCAAGTTGTAGAGCCCTACCTTGTATCCAGCGGACACTAGGTTCTTGCAAATCTGAAGCGCTAGTGCTGACTTACCGACGGATGGTCTAGCTCCTATGACTGTCACATCGCCTCGGTCAAGTTTCCCGGTGCACTGGTCCAGCTGCTTGAATCCAAGGTTGATGGTCTCATGCTCTCGGAAGTACTTGTCTTGATACTTGGCGGCCATGTCAGCCACGCTCTCGGTATCAATCATCTGTGCATCTTCCAGAAGCGTCTCCAGCTGGTTAATAACCATCGCGATCTGCTCCGTGGACTTGGTCGGGTCAATTTTCAAATCCTTGATGACCGTCTTGTGAAGCATGTTCGCTCGGTAGACTTCTACGATGACCTTCACATCCGGTCCCAACAGGATGACATCTCTGCCGGACTCTATACACGAGATGACCTCTTGCATCATCTCCGGCTCTGCCTGGTACTTGGCTTGAATCATTGACTCCGAGAATGCCTTGCCGCTGTCGTAGATTCGAAGCAGCTCCTTGAATATCTCCCGCCGCTTCTTGTCGATGAACATCTCCGGCTTCAGCTGCTTGCAGTCATCCATCTTCGAGAAATCATAGAGGACGGCTCCGATGACGTGCCGTTCTGCTATGTCACTCATCCGTCTTCACCTCCGATGTAGTCCAGAATCTGATTCATCAGTGTGTCAATGTTCTTCCAGTACTGCATATCGCATCCAGCACTGTATTGTTGCTTGCAGTATGTCTGGACTCCCTTCCATATCTGCTCACGCGTCAGCTTCACGTAATGTCCATTCACATAGCGTCCTTTGGAGCTCGTCCATCCCAAATAAATATTCAGGGCTCTTCCTTTGCCCGATTTCTTCTTTGGGTATTTTTTATAAATCACTTCAAAATCTGCTATGTCGGACTCGCGTTGCTCCTTCGGTGCAACATGTATATTATTCTTATCTTCTTCTCTTCTTGTTTGTGTGCAGTCTGTGTTGTCGTCTGTGTTGTCGTCTGTGTTGTTGTCTGCGTTATCGTTTGTGTTTCCGCTACTTTGATAAACGCTATAGTTTACAATGGTTATAAGCGTTCTCTTTGTGTTGCTTTCTCTTATGACCATATTGTCCGCTGCTAGGTTGTCCAAAAAGCGCATTGTTCGCTTCACTCCCCAGCCCCATCTGGTGGACAATTTTCTTATACTTGTAAGAATTTGCCCTTGCTGAATTTCAATCCAGGTTGCATCGAACAGGATCCGTTTGCTCCGGTGATTTGCCATCAGTAGCAAATCAATCCAAGCTTGACCATATGTGAACCGTTCTTCGAACCAGAAGGGACAATCCTCAATCTTTCGGTAGACTTTAATCCAACCGCTTTTGTCCATGTGGTCCAGTCTCCTTTCTCCGGCTCCTCAAATCTGAGGAGTCGGGTAATCATGGCTTTTACAAATCTTCGTGGTATATGATTGGTAAACAGCCGCTGGTTTCTTTTGGCTTCCGCCGGGATTTTCAACCCATATCGTGACCGGAGGGTAGCCGGTTACTTACGTCCTTTAGATGACCAACAAAAAAGGAACAGGAGACCAAATGCTGTGATTGTAACTGCGATATTATAGCCTGTTCCATTTGAATCCAGCGAACACATACCGAATGCTGTCATTATGAATCCGCTGATACCCATTATTCTTTTAATCATCACTTATCCCCTTCCCATGAGCCTCACTAGTACACCCCCCTCAACTTCTAAGATGTCTAGGACCTCAATCAGTTCCTTTGTTGTTAGTTGTCTTTTCCTTAATTTGAAAGATATTACTTGCTGCGATAAACCCAGCTTCTCACCGAGAGCTGCTTGCGATATTCCTCTGACCTTCATCTGCCCGATCAGGTACGCATACAGGTCGGTCTCAAGATACTGGAATCGATTAACTGCTACTCTCGGCATCTGCTCACCTCCTACGCTAAGAACTTATTAGCGTAGGAGATTTGACCCTTGCCTGTTACCTTGGTAGTCTTGCGTTCGAGTGGAAGCCCCACGCCTCTCTCAATCGTTCTGATTTCAATCTCGAACAGTCCCAGCTCCATGGCCTTCTGCGTCGGCATCGTTGTACCCTTGCAGATGTAGCCGTTCTCTCTCATCCAGTTGTACAATCGTTTTTCACCGATTTCGCATCCGTTCTGCCGAATCATCTTTGCTAAGTCCCGAACCAGGATTGCACTGTCGGAAGCTGTTACTGCATCCGCGAAGATTGTCTTCGGCTTGTCGGCTTCAATCTTGTCGTTGAGTTCCTTGTTCTCCAGCTTCAGCTCGTCAATCTGTCCGGCTGCCATCTTCAATGCTCTGGCCATTACGATTTCCGGCCGATTCCATTTCTTTTCCAGCTCGATAAGTGCCTGGCGAACTTCCTTTCCTTCAGGAGTTCTCTGGATCATGCAGATTTCCTTCGCCATGTCGATTGTAATGTCATATTCTGTGGAAGGTCTTCCGCCGGTACTTTCGGACATTTTTGTCCAAAAGTCCTGTCCCTCTGAGAAACCGTATTCACACATTCTTGGAAACCATTTGTGGAAAGGTGTCTCGATTTTTAATCTCTTGTGCAGCTCACGTGCTGAGATTGTCTGAGTGTCAACGTCAATCTTGATTAAATTTCCCATGTAATCCTCCTTAAAAAGTTTATTGTTCTAAACCTCTAGGCAAAAAAATATTCCGAGATTTCGCTATTTTCGATATCAAGCAATGCTGTCCACTTCTCAATGTCTTTCTGTGAGAACCCTGTCTTACAGTTCAACTTGTTGTAAACGGCAACCTCGGAAATACCAACAACCTTAGCGAATGCTGCAATCGTACGGTATTTTTCAACAATACGACCTCTGAGTTTTCTGTACTCATAATGAATAGCCATTGTCTTTTCCTCCATATTCTATTATCAATTTTTGTTGTTCCCCCTCGGGATAATTTGAGTTTATACCTCTAAACTTTTCTTGTCAATACTTTTTGTTTATTTTTTCTTAACTTTTTGTTTCGCGCATCTAAACTATAGTATATAATAGGATTGGAGGTGATAGCATGGCTAGTAGGAAAAATTGTGATGCAGTAACCGCACAACGAATCCGATCTGCCTTAACCAATAAAGGATGGAACGCCCAGCGCTTGGCTGACGAAACAGGAATAAGCAAGTCATCTATAAGCCAATATGTAAATGGCTATAGTGCACCATCGAATATTAACGCCGGGAAAATCGGTAACGCTCTTGGGGTTAGCCCAGCATGGCTCATGGGATTTGGTGATGATGAGTCTAAACAACTAGATGCCGTTGTGTATAAGATAATTGATGCAAAAGAGTCTGAGGATGGAAAACAGTCTCAGATAAAATTCCAACCTGATTATGTCGTATTTAATGACAAGGAAAAACAGGCAATAGTTGAGATGATTCAGGAGATGAACGGAGAATCTATCCATAAGATGACAGAATATGCACGTTTTATCTTCGGAATTCAGAAGGAACAAGAACATGAAGATTGAGAAGCTCCCATCTGGGAAATATCGCATTCGCCAGCAGTATCAAGGCAAGCGTTACTCAATCGTATTGGACTATAAGCCGACCACCAAGGAAGCCACCACACTGATGGCCGAGAAGTTATCGCTCTCCGGCGTCAAATCGAATGGCCGGACTACTGTGGCGGATGCTGCGCGTCAGTATATCGAATCCCGCAGCAATATTCTGTCACCAACTACGCTCCGGGAGTACCGGCGAACGAATAACTACCTACTGGAGCAAGAGCCGGAATTCATGACCACCGGAATAGATCAGATAGAACAGGAAGACATCCAGAAGCTGGTGAATGAGCTTGCTGTTGGAAGAAGCCCGAAGACCGTTCGGAACTATTATGGGTTTATTGCGTCCGTATTTGGCTCATATCGACCTAATTTCCATTTTAGGGTAGATTTACCCATGAAAAAGAAAATAGACGTGAATCTGCCAACAGAGGACGAGGTGAGAGCCATTCTAAATTACGAAGAAGGGTCTCCATTTGATGTGGCGTTCAATCTGGCAGTGTTCGGATTGCGCCGCTCGGAAGTGTGCGCCCTGACCATGGACGACTTGGACGGTAACTATCTGACCATTTCCAAGGGCCTCGTCTGGACCGGCACCGAGTGGATAGTGAAAGACTACCCGAAGACCACGGAGTCATTCCGCCGGATCTACTTGCCGGACCATCTGGTGGAGAAGATACAGAAGCAAGGAATGTATTCCGGTTACATCACGAATCTGTTGGACCATCTGCATCTGGTACAGGATAAGCTAGGCATCAAGAGATTCCGGTTCCATGACTTCCGGCACTTCTTTGCATCATATGCACATTACCTGGGGCTGTCGGATGCGGATATTATGGCCACCGGTGGATGGAAGACGGACTATGTAATGAAGAGCGTCTATCGACATGCTATGTCAGAGAAGACCTCCGACGCCCAGAAGAGATTCGCGGAAGCTCTGAACCCGACTCATCAAAATTGATGAGTCGAATCTGTGACCACTTCATGACCACATCTGTGACCACTGTAAACACAAATCCTTGTTTTATGCTACTTCCGTGATTTGTAATAATGGACGAAAAATAAAGCCCTGATGCTACTCTATCCCAGTAACATCAAGGCTTTTCGTTTATGCAGGTGACAGGACTTGAACCGGTTTGACCGACCGCCAAACTCCGCATCATTACTGCATTTCTTAATTTTTCATGACCATCTCGTGACCACTAAGCACATAATCGAGCGTGTTCTGCCTTCACTCT